CTATAGATTTGCGAGCCATTTTTTCCCGGATTTTGTGTTAAGCCACACCAAAAATCCACCACCTACAACAGCACTTATTGTATATACTAAACTTAACATGTCCATAATCCACTTTATTTTAAAATTGTATTTCCTATTCTAATAAAAATGATGGTAGAGATTCCACCTATAATAACCCTGTATATGTCAAGAGTTATATCTACATCAGGCTTCATGGAAACTATTCCACCTACAACAAGTCCGGCAAATGAAAGTTTTGCTAAATCAAAAAACAACCCGGCAAGTTTTTCCCGTCTTACCTTGTCCTTTTCCTTGACTTCTTTCTTTACTTCCTGTTGTTCACTCCAACTTCCCATTCAAATTAAGATTTATTGCAAATATACGAAAATCAAACAATAAACAATAACATAAACCATTTATTTAACACACTTCACCCTTCGGCAAATTGGCCAGCACCTCATCTATGAAAATTGATCGGTAGTGTGGGCATTCCAGCACTCCCTTTTGCTTCGCTTCCCGGTACACTTTGGAAAAGAGCTTTGCTTTCTCCTGGATTGTTGCTGGAATCTCTTCAATGGGCGTAGACAGAAATCGACATCCCCACCCTTTGCATGAAGGTGAAAGCCTACAGTGTTTTTGATTTTTCCACTGACACGAACAGTCATATATGCTTTGAACCATATATAATAAAACTCCAATATTCACATTGCAGCACTAACAATACATTTGCTAATGCTGCAATTATCTTTAATTAATCTTCTAGAACTTTTATCCTATTCCTTATGTTCGTACATATCGATCGCCTTAAAGAATTCATCCTCATAGTTATAAATATCATCAAGGCTTTCAATAACATGTTTCACATCTTTCTTGTTTTCGTCAATAAACTGAACTACTATACCTAGCCAAGCATAATCTAACATTTTCCAGAATAGTCATATTATAAATCCCCCTTTAATGCACTATCTTTGATTTCTGCTTTAATATTACAATCTTTCAATATCTTTTCAACCTTTTTCCGATCTTCATCAGTTGTTCCAGGTCCCATTGTTATTTCTAAATGCTCTAAAACTTCCTGCTTTAATGGAATATAAAGGGCTGTTCTACTCAGCTCCATTCCATTTCTATAAGCAGTACCAAGAGCCAACGGAAAGCTCAAAGGATGATTGCTCATTAAAGCCGGTTCAAACGGTTGTGCATGAATAATGAAACGGCTTTCATTCTGTAATCCCCATTCCCTTTTCTTATAAATGCCAATATTATCATGTTTAAACGCAACTCCTTGATCAAAGCATTTGATAGCTTCTTTATAATATAGCTCAATATTTTGTTCATATTTCACATCAACAAGACCGACTTTATTAATATAAGAACTGACTACAAAATTTTCAAAACAATATTCCCTATTATTATAAAATGATCTATTAACAGTTCCCACATCGTAAGTTTCAAACATATCCTCATCCAAACTTATCCTTACACCTTTATTCCCTTTCCCGTATCGATTCCATAAATCAATATTTTCCATTTCCGACTTAGTCCAACAACTCACAAAAGTATATTTACCTAATTTTATATTCGTATCATAAACCGTTGAGTCATATTTATATTCTGCTTTATCATCCACTTGATCCAAACGATTAAACTTTATACTTTTGTTCTTAAGAATCATTTCTAATGTTTCAATAGAAGTATAATGATGTATTTTCATCTTAAATTTAATTATAAGTTTATCCTATTTTATTTGATCTTTGTAGATTGCATTCTTGGCATAAAAGCTAAAGCTCCCCACACTAGTATCACCGACTTCATTATTACATTGTCTAACGTTTTTTCGTATTAAACAATCATCATCCCATTATAATTCTAATAGTTTTTTTCTATTAGTCCAATTAACGACTACAGACTCCGCTTCATCCGATATCAAGTCAAGATATTGTTTCAATTTTTCAATTTTATATCCTGAAGCTTGATCATTCACAACCGTCACACGCCTATGTATCTGCTTTTTTAGCATTGTCCTATTTATTAACTGGAAATTCATATTAGAACGTCCAATACTACCACGAAAATAAAATTCAGTAGTACCAGTTACATAATTAAACAATGTAAATCTATCACTTCTTTTAACAACAGCATTAAATTTTATATCCTTATACCTCTCATCAATAAACCCATTAAACGACAATTCCTTCTTATCAAACCCAGCTGTAAGAAAGTTACTCACCTGCGTACGGAATCTCTTTTGCAAATCCTTATCCTTATCATCTTGAAATTTTATAAAAGAAGAACTTACCACGGTTGAAATAAAATTAGACACCTCAAGAACCAAATTTGGTACTAATTCTTTTTTCATTGTAGTTTTATAATAATAAATTTTATTGTTTGATTCCGTCTCACGTATAGAATATTGTTCCTTATAATAAGTGAACAGTCTTAAATAAGACTCATCATCACTATCGAAAAAATTATTATAGTAATTTTCACTAATCCAACCACCATCAGTAATAATGTAATAGCCCTCTCTTTCTGTTAGAAAAACAGAAACAAAGCAATCATTTGTGGTAAAGAAAGGCGTTATTATTTCTATGGTCTTTCCATATTTTTTCACTTTCCACAAAGAACTAAATGACGCTATTATAATCTTTATTATATCTTCCATGATTATTCAATATCAAATTGTACATTTTCTAAAGGATCAATATTTTCTTCCATTTTAAAAGGAAGAACACCTGG